TCGTCTCCTAGAGCATTGCAAGGCCTGCGGCATTTCTGCTGCCACGCTACGCCGCGGCGGCGAGAGCCATGTAAGGCATAGCTCCCGCGGCGGCACGCGTCGCTGCGCCGACCAAGCTGTACGCAGCTCCCTGCGCAAGACGAGTTGCAAATTCGCCCCACCGCATGGCAGCTCCGCTGCCGTGCTCGACAGACTGCTTCGCCATTGCTGGCGTGCTAGCCCGCCCATTTGCGGCGGCGTCGAAGGCCGTGGTAGGTGCCTGAGAGATGGCACTGAGCACATTTGACGCGAGGACAGGCGCGGCGTGCGAGATGGTTTTACCTCGTACGTTGGAGCCAATGGCCTCGTAGTGTGCGTACCATTCCCATTCGAAGGGTAGGCTGGCAGCAGGCGTGGAGCCTGGTGCGCCTGAAGCCTGAACAGAAATCAAAATCCCCAGCATTTCATTGCCAGCTTGTTGATGTTGACCACCTGGTCCTTCTTGGAAGAACACGTTTGTATTGAAGCCCGTGTCGTTCTGGTAGACTGGCTGCCAGCAGGCAACCACCCAATTACGATCGAATGGAACTTTCTTAACGCGATCATACTTCAGGAGGTCAGAAATTGTGGCGTTGTAAAGGGGTAGGTGAGTGGGCTCTTCAAGAGCGTACACAGTGCCGTTCATGTCGACCTGTTTTCCAATGTACCGAAGACGAATGCCCCAGCCAACCAGTCGGCCAGTGGCGTTGCCCTCAGTGATCACATTGGAGGTCAACTCTGAGTTGTTGAAGGCCTCGGTGAAGTGCGCATTGTTTATGTTGTCGCCAACACCAGTGCCACTTGTCACCTTAGCACAAGCCAGATCTTGGACACATGAGGAGTTCGCAACGATCCCCCCAAAACCATTAGCGGCCTGGCAATGGCCAGTGCCACGCGCAAAGATTTTTCTCTTCACGCTCGCCATGGTGGGAGGCATCGGTACGCAGGCTCCTGCGGGTGTGTCGAAGGGATTGATGAGTGTTTCGGCATAGTGCTGTGCACACGCAGCCTGCACAGGATTTTGGCCAAGCGTTGCGGCTCCTCCCGCACGAGCGCGCCCCCTGCCTCGAGGGCGGGGGGCACGGCGGGGAACCATGGAGCCATTGTCAACTCGGCCTCCTTGTGACATGAGGCTTTGTCGCCATCTCTGTTCACGTTCCTTCTGTGGAAGGCGTGCGATTCGCGGTCTGCGCATGAATTCTGCTTTTGTTGTCATATTCTTGATGATGAGGCGGGTTCCGAGCTTGTAGCCTCGGTGCTATAGCATTGTTACCAGGGCGATGCCTGCGTGAGCAGGCGCACACTTATCTGTACTTTAACGTCTTCCCGGGACGTACCCTACCAGGTGGTTAGACCCACTCGCCCTCTGACGAGATGTAGTCCTCCTCCTCCTGGTCACTAAACCAAGTGTCGCTTTCAGCGATTCCTCGCTTGTTTCGGCCGCGACCCTTGCGTCGGGCGGCACCAGCATCGAGCGTGGGCGCAACTTGTTTCTTCGGCTTGTCAGGTCCCCACACCGCAGTGGGTGGAGGACGACCAAAGTTGCGGACGGTTGTTGGATGGGTGGGCACCCGTTTCACGGGGGCGCGAAGTGGTGCGGACAGCTTACGTGCTCTAGGTAATACCGTAAAGCGCGATAGAGCCGCGCGCAACATACGCTTGCGCCTGAGATCAAGACGTTCTGCATCAAGCGCGTCAATCTCCTCCAGGGACAGATCATCGCGCGCCGGGTTGCTCCATTCAAGCAGAGCTTCTAGCATGCTCAGGCGTGCTGTCTGCAGGGAGTTTTCTTCTTCTACCACGGGGCGAGAGTTGTCCGCATCCCAAATATCACGACGGAGATTCAGGATCTCATTGATTTTTGCGGGAGAGCGCGCCTCAAGTTGAGCGGCCGGTATCTGTGACTCCTCTACGCCTTGAGGGTTCAACAGTTCCGATGATGCATTGATCTTTGGTGGGACCTCCTGTCTCTTGTATTGTTTGATGATTTCGCGTTGTAACTTCAGGGTCGCCGTACGCAAACCACTTGGCGGTAATCCCATGTTGAGGAATTGCCCCACCAGGCGATCGAAAGCGGTCTTCTTGAAAAGAGGCGTCTCCTTAATGTATTGCGGGCACGGGAAAGGCATAGATGACATGAGCTTGACGATATCACAGAACACCTGAACCAAATTGGTGTTCCTGTCGAGATATAGGTCATACCCAAGAAACTGAAAATGGGCATCGCCCAAAGTCTCACGAAAGGTATTTGCCTTGAAGATCTCAAATTGCTCAAGCTTCACAACGAATCCGCCAAACTCTTGGCCCACGCGCTGAAGTAGCCGGTCGAGGTCGTTTGCGAAGGTGCGCGCGTCACCCACGGGTAACTCGTCCCATTTGTCCAGCTCCTGCAGTGAGGCATGAATGAGCATCTCCATGAGCATGTCATTTACCTCGGTTTGCAAGTCAAAGCCGGATGGTCCGCCGTGGCGCATCCGCACAACGTGCGTAGTCGAAAAGACAACATCACGCACGCTACCATACGCACGCCAGAGTAAAGCTGAAGTGACATCATACAATGCGAGTTCATAAGATAACCGTTTGAGTACGGGATCCTTCACTGCGCTGCATTGTGTCAGATCGAACGCGGAGCAATCTAATGCGAACCGAATGATCCACCCCTGATATGACAGGAGCACAACCGAGTCATCGCCATAATGCGAATATGCATAGCGAAACTTCGTAGTTCTTGCTTCATCCAGCTGAGCATCGAGCTCGCGCACCAGGGCGTTGGCGCCGCCTCGCGTGAACGAAATGCCAAGAGCGGAATGTGGGCCACGCGCCTTGTCAAGCCCGAAGGCCTGAGTAGCGTAAGAGAAGATCAACTTCATGTGCTTTGGGAACACAGTGTAGAATCGTGCTTCCTGATTGTACAGTTTCTTGCACGTATACATGTCGGCCTTCATCTTGCCCAAACATACGGATAGGGCTGGTTCTGTGTCAAAGACTTTGAACAGCTCCTTCTGGACGTTCTCATAGGCATGCTCGAACGCGGGAATTTCTTCAAAAGCGACGCGCCTGTTCAGCTTGTCCGCCAACTCCTTAGCGTTGATGCGATAATAAGAGAGAGAGGTATCAACCACAGTCTTGAACTGTCCGTAGAAACGGTCAGCAAGCTTCCACATAATCGGATTCAACAGTTCTTTCATACCAGAGTCGTTTGGCGCATTTGACATATACGGCAGGCCGAAATTGGCAGAGTAGTCGAATTTGATGTGCCGCTCCTCTTCTTCGGGTCTCGTTTCGCGGTCCACAATCCAGAAGCATTTCTGGCGGAGGCGTCCACGGGGCAAGGCGAAACCACAGGAGAACATGGCATTCTCAATACGACCAGGGAGATCTGGAATCGTGACGGTGGGCTTACTACCAAACTTGGGATAGTACTTGTCGAATCTACCGAAAGTCATGTACGTACTGCCGCTACCTAACACTTTCTGGCCAGCGGCCTCCAGGATCTTCTCTTTGGTGACCCCGAGGACGTTCGGACGAACATGATCTGTAAAGGAGATCGCACAGACGAGTCCTTCGGCGTAGCGCTTGCGACAGTTGAGGATGTTGTGGTCTTGAGGAGCAACAACGAGACGCTCGTGTTTAGCGTTCGTGTAATACTTATCGAAGCAAACTTGTACACCATTCAAGATCCCATGTGGGAACATGTAGAAGGCGTTTCTTGGCTCCAAGTCATAGGTCATGATTTGCTTGGCGGCGAGATCTCCGGCGTACTTGGCCTTGGTCTCCCGCTTCCACTCATCGAAGTGCTGACCTCGCTCCAAACAATACTCCTCAATGTCTGCTACATTGAATGCATTGGCGAGTCTCTGTTGAAAAGGTGTGAGTTTCTCACGCTTGCGTCTCTGTGGATCTGACATATTGATTCGGCATGTGGGCGGGTTCCATCGTTTTAGGTTGATGGTAACCTGGCAGCAGTGGCATCTGGTTATTGATGGCTCCGTGTGGGAGGAGTCTGGCAATGAGTATTACCCAGCACCAGCCGTCTCTCCTCCAACTACACAGGTACTGCACATGAAGCCAATAATGGTTAGATACTGGACTGGCTGCCCTTGAATTCTCTTCATCGATAGCTTGGTTGCGTCAC